CAAATTCTGATTTCGTATGTCTGGGTGGCATATTTATCAAGAGCCTCCCTTTTCTTTGATCGGCAATATCAGTAAACTCTTTGGCGATAATCTGATGATGGCCCCACTTTTCTGGATCTTTAGATTTTCTACAAATAAAATCGGGCCAAACTTCTTGAACAAAAGCTAGAAAATTATCCTGACAAAGCTTTATATGCTGAATCCAAAGCTTTTCTACCTCGAGCCTCATTTGTTCGGTGGTCATCAATTCTGTTTTCATAAAGAACATTATAGTGATTACTAGAATTTTTTCCACCATATTACTTGTGGCTAACTTAACATTTATGCTAAATGTTAATAGGGCTTTCGCAAGTAATAAATTAAATTATATTATTTATAAAATGATTTTGGAATCTGTATTGAGCCTTCAAAAAAAGGCCCGCGAAAAGCGGGCCCAAGTTCTAGCAAGTATTCATTATTTATTTATAATATATTTGTCATTACATTCCACAAAATAAATATTATAAAAATAAATAGTATAACTATTAATAAGTCTATCATAATTGCACCCCCTTTAATGTAGTTTGAATATCTTTTGTTTGCTGATCCATCATCCAGTTAACCGCGTTGTTAGCTTTTGTGCTAGCTTGAAATATATAATCATTATTATTTCTCAAAGCACTCAACCAGCTTTTAATATATTGTACGTGATCTTTACGTGGTTCAACATTATAAAAACCTAACGTTTGCATTGTATAAACCGCTCCTAACTCCGCAACCAATTCTTCAAAAGCGTATTGTTGGCGTGGTGTTTGTTTGTCGTTTGGTTTACGGTTTAAACGGTCCGCGTGCATTGTCGCGTGAGTATACTCATGCATTAATACAGAATAATACGCGTTGATATTTTCAAATGTTTCTATTGGTTGCATCTGTACCTTATTCATGGATGGACTATAACAGCATCTATCACCGTCAATAAAGTCCGTATCAATATTGCAATTAGCAATAAAAGATTCAACCAGCGGCTCACGTTCCAGAATAACTTTTTTAGTATTTTCTTTTGCAAGTTTGTTTGTATATCTCTCAAAACTTTCAGGCTCTAATTGTTCGCAATTGAAAACATTAAACCAACGCACCGACCAAAATTTGTAAGGCGTGCCATCCGCGTTTTTTTTCTTTTTATCTTCTGTTATTTGTGCAAGGCAAATAGGATGACTTTTTACACCCTTCGCAATAGTATATCCTGCTGTAGTCCATTGGTTATAACCTGCGAAATGCGAAAATTTATAATTAAGTGTTGAAAGGTATAACCAGTTAACACCGTTATAAGGTTTTTTAGTAATTGCATTAAGTGGAATACCGCCACGCGAAAACCAGCTTTTTTTCCAGTCATTCGCGTTAACAGTATCTAATTGTGCAATAATCGCATCAGTAATAATTTTCTTTTTACCTTCTACGAATTTTTTCTGTTTTTCACTTTTGTATTTCATTTTTCTAGATCCTCATTTTTGTTTAAATTCCCTTTCATAATAGTCCTATCTAGCTATCATGTCAATAGCTTTTTTAAATTAATTTCCAAGCGAATATTAGCATATTATTATATTCTAATATTAGAATATTCTTATATTCTTATATACTAATAGAGGCCCAGCCATTCATTAGCATATTATTATATTTTAATATTATGATATGGTATGGTATGGTATGGTATGGTTTGCTTCCCGCCCGCTACCACCCTATCAGTTTATCATATCTAGCTAGGATAGTCCAATCAATTTTACTTATGACCTTCATAAAAACTTTTTACTGTACATCCTATGATAATAGGCGTATAGTAAGTATAGGATAAAGAAAGATAGTGCAAGGACGCACTGACATGGTTAACATAATGAGGATTTTAAAATGTCTAAATTAAGTTTTGTAATTAAAGACGATGATATAGTTGGTTTTTTACATGTATCCCCAGAAGGAAATGTACATTCTGAGGAAGATATTGAAAATGTATTTCATCAATTAATGGATGTACATCCAGTATATAAGGAACGTGAACCATGGAATAAACCAAATTTAATTGGCGTAGTTAAAGGCCATATTAATTGGTTTAAACCAAAAACCGTCAATAAAAACTGGTTCTATTAATTTAAACTAACCGCAAGGGCCGAAAGGCCCTTGCACTTTTAATGAGGACAACGATATGAATGAAGAATGGAATAAACCTGACGCTTTAAAAGATTGGAGTTATATACATAAAGGTAAGAAAAAGTATGTAGATGCGTGGGCAATTATATTTCCCCACTGTTCAGATGAACCTAAAAGCTATGTTTTTATGTTAGATGGCAATAGGCAAAAAACATATAGTGCGGTGCATTTAGCTGAAGCGTTATATAGAGTTAAAAAGGAATTTCCTGAAGTAAAGGAATATAAATTTCAGGGAGTAATTTAAACTAACCGCGAGAGCCGAAAGGCTCTCGCATTTTAATGAGGAAAGATAATGAGAAAACTAAACAAAAAACAGAAAACAATGATAAACAATTTTTTTAAAGATCATCCAAATGAGTATAGTCTTAAAGAAGATCAAGTTAGAATGGTTGAGAAAGTTAACTGGTATGAGACTGCTCACTTTGATATTCAGAATTACTTTACAGATCTAAAAATACAAGCAAAAGTAAACGAGCAAAACAACAGCGATTACGCAAAATTCAAGCGAGGTGAACTATGAGTTTATATCTAACAGGTTTAGTAGTAGGCATAGGTTTAGGTTTAATAATTGCAGGAATTGGGTTATTAATAATCATGGAGTATTCAGACTAATTACCGAGTACGGCGGAACAGGTTTTATCCTCATTTAATCTGTTCCGCTTTTTCTTTTTTAAAAAATAATAAAGATTAAGATTAAGATATAGATAAGGATAAAGATGACGATCCATATGATATGATATGATATGGTATGGTATATGATATGGTATGGTACGCGAATATTAGCATAGTCTAATATAATAATATTCTAATATGGTATGGTATAAAAAAGCCCCGCAAGGATCACGGGGCTTTTTAGTTAGCTACTAATTTTTTGTAGCTTAGACCTTAACTCGTGGGCCTCTATTATATCTCTTGGTGTAGAGCATTTATCTTTGGTAATTTCTGTAAGACGAGATATCACACTTTCAACATCTTTATAATAGATATAGCTCATTTTACTAGCTGATTCAATAACCTGATAAAAGTCTTCACTGCTGAAGTATGGGTTATCATGTAACCATTGGGTATTATCAACCATGACGCGTAAGTCTTGAGCGTTGAAGCCATACTCAACGTACTGAGCTACAGCTTGACTGAAATTACCATTGATCAAACTGAGACACATTTCGTCAAACTGTTCCTGTGTTCTGTATTCCATTTTAAATCCTCATTAATAATTAATCGTGAGTTAATTATGTCCTATCTTCATAGGATAGTCAAGCACTTATTTTACTTATTTTTAATTATTTTTATATATTCCCGCCCTCAACCACCCTTTTATTATATCATAGCTAGCTAAGATAGTCCAATGAATTGTTTTTATGACCGTGATTAATTTTTTTTATTTGACTTTTCAAGAAACACGATCCGCGGAGCATTAGTATATTCTAATATTCTAATATAATTAGATTATGATATAGATATGGATATGATATGGTACGCGAATATTAGCATATTCTAATATGGTGATATGGTGATATGGTATGGTATGGTAGAAAATAAAATCGCTACGCGATTTTATTTTCTTGCTCGTTGGAGCATTTCCCGCAGGTTCTCGTCAAAGGTTTTTTGTTTGTCGTAACATGATACACGGCTCACGGAGCGGTCTTCTTGTACCTCTAGAAGTTCAAGGGTGCTTTGCGGGGGTAACCAATTAAGAATACGAACCACACCGCCACAAGATTGATATTTAATATGCCAGTTAATTTGAAATTTTGTTAAGTTCAAATTCTTAGCATTATTTGCTTTTAATTCTAGCCAAAAATTATGCCCGTCAATGATACCAAAAATATCGGGTATTCCGCATACGGTGGGGCTTTCAATGCGTGTTAAGTGCCAATTTTTATTGGGCTTTTGAATCAAGTTAATCCTTTTCCACAAATTTGATTCGCTTATCTTCATAGGGGGTGCTTTTTCTTTACAATTTTTGATAGAATATAACATATAAACCAAAAAAATGGTGATTGAAATGGAACAAAAAATGGATAAATTTGGAAATTTTACGGTTTCTTTGCTTGATATTGATACTCAACAGGATTCGGATAGATTTATTTATTATTATTTGAGCTTAGATAAAGCTATCAAAAAGAGAATTGAAAATGCCTACTACACCGCTTACACTAAAAAACTATTAAGCAAGGAATATCCTGAGATTATACACCATGAAGAAAATGGACTTACTCACATTGAAGTTCACCCACATGATATTCTTTCTAATATAGAAATAATTAAAAAAATATTATCAGCAGAAAATGTGGCAGTTGTGGTTGAAGATGAAAACGAATAAACCTAACTTTCCGCTTTATCTTGTAATTTGGAAAGATCATATAGGAGATAGTTCATGGAAAAGTATAGAAGAAATAACCAAAGAAAAATATGTCCTCGCTTACAGTATTGGATATTTAATACACAAGGATAAAGATTCTATTAAATTATGTAATACTTACACGTCTGACGGTGGTTGGGGTGGTTTAGATTTAATACTCAAAAACTGTATTGTAGAAATGCACGAAATAGAAATTCAAGACTAATTCCCCTAATGTCATTCCTTACAAAAAAAAATAAAAAAATAAAATTCCATAGGGACTTCCTCTCTTTTTCCTAAAACTTTAGGAATATTCCTAAAACTTTCCTAAAGTTAAATTCTCTACATTCCTATTGATACACTATATTTCCTGTTTTCCTAAAACTTTTGCTCTCTAGGACTTTTCATTTAAAAAAAAATCTCTAAGGAAGTGCATTAGGGGGATTAGGACATAAAACCTACTTATTGGGACTATAAAAACATTTCATTGTACCGTGCCCCGTGATTCATGTATCTTTTCTATATCTTATCTAGATATTAAAAAGTAGTTGCAATATCCTATCTACATGAGATAATTATAAGGTAACATTAACTAAACGAGGACAGAAAAATGGAAGATAAATATAAGATAAACTTGCACAATGTGTATCTGTTATCAAAAGAGATTAACGAATGGACTAGCAGATTATTGAAAGCAAGGAATAAGTTTGGCTCAAGAAAACTAGAGGAACATGAAATTAAATACTTTGAAGAGCAAACAAAGTTCTACAATAACAAAATGGCAAGATTACTTTCAGAACTTGCAAAGGGCTAGAAGGTTATAAGGGTTAGCCACTCCCTACAAAAGTGGCATTTAATTTAAACTAAAACGAGGACAGAAAAATGGCAATACTAGAACAGGTAAAAAACGATATAGGCGAGCTTACCGCCGAAGAGCATAGGGAACTGACTTTATGGGCAAGGGATTCACTAGCTTTGAAGATCAAACAGCATTTAGATATAGGGGGTGCAGTTCAATTTAAGCATAACGGTGAACTAATAGAGGGTAATGTACTCAAGAAAAACCCTACTAGAGCTAAAATCAAAACTGAAATCGGTACGTGGAACGTGCCTTATCAGTTATTAGACAGAGTTCTTTAATATCAACGGGGGTAGCAATACCCCCACTTTTAATGGAGGTAGTAAAATTGATGAATATTTTTTCACGAATAGTATTTGAATATGAGCCACATGGGTGTGAATATACAATGGATATTAATGGTACTTTATTTACTAGACACGATGATTCAGAAGATTGGGCTGTAGTAGATAAAGAACATTGTATCGCAGAGGGCATTAATCATTATGAAGTCTATAAACATTTTGGTGAAGAAAAATGGTATGTAGATTTTCTTTTTGATTATGCTTGTGAAAAGGGGGCGTAATGGATAAACAAAAAGTTTTATTAGAGTTATTTGCCGAGGTTGTAATATGGAAAAACCTTGAGCCAATGATTTTAGACTGGATAGAAAAAGAAGGGGTAGATATAACGCATGAAGAATTTAGACAATTTTTAATAAATAAGGGGGAATGATGAAAGATAAAATGGGTTTAGATAGAAACGACTTTGCGACTTATGCGGAATACCGCAAGGCTTATCGTCAGTTATGGGGTAAAAGTCCCGAGGGTAAAAAGTCTAGAAAAAAAGCAAAAGAAAAATACAGTAAAAGTAGAAAAGGTAAGAAAACAATTAAAGTTTATTCTGAGCAGTATTATGACAAAAACTCAAAAGAAATTAAGAAAAAGAAAAATGCGTACAACAAAACACCCAAAGGGAAAAAAGTTACAAAAAGATTGAATGAGCAAAAAAGAGCCGTGATTCTCATAGAAAGAATGAATGGCAATGAAGAACGTTTTGTTCGCGGTTTATACAATTCTATGAAAACCAGAGTACGAGAAAATGATATCGCTTGTTCGTTTGTAGATACTAAAAGCAGTACGGGTTGGGAAAAGTTTTGGGCTTACTATCTCAAATATGTAAGTGTCTATGGACGTAATGATTATTATACGGGTGAGCCATTTACCTTTATTCATTGGGATGCAGATTCGGGAGATCTACGACCTATGACCAATGTATCGGTTGACCGTATTCAACCACACTCAAGCGGGATTGGTTATGTAACGGCACGAGGTAGAAGAAAAGATAATGTAGTATTTACGCAATGGGCGACCAATGCACAAAAAAACGCAGTACCAATTGAAATTGCAAGACGACAAGTTCAAGCAGTTGATTTTGGTATTTTTAACTAAGAGAGGTGAAAGATGAGTAAATATAAATATATATATGAAGAAAGTTCTGTTGATGTAAGAGCATTTAATGTGGAAAGTGATGTAAAACTATCAAAAGATGAGGTTATGGAAATAGCTCAAGGTTGTATATTAAAAGACGGCTATACCTATTTAGGTGGTGAGAAAGGCAGAAGATTTAAGTCTACTTTTTTAGGCACAGAAATTGGTGATGATTGTAATACTTACGTAGAGGAGGTGAGCAATGAGTGATAAAAAAGAAATAACAGTAACAACCATAATGTATAGAGGGGATAGTAATGGTAATCCTTATTCATATGAAGATACGACACTTCTATCTTTTAATGAATGGTTAAAAAAACATAACAAATGGAGGGTAGAAGAAAATGGTAGTGAAGATTTTATGGAAAATGAGTCTAATTTTGAGTGGTTTGAAACAACATTTACTGTATAGGGGGAACGATGAGTAAATTAAAAAAAGCTATTGATGAACTCAGTATATCTATTGCTTGTTTATTAGATGAACCGACTGAGGTTGCACAAGAGGATTTAGAACACATACAAGATCAAATAACAATTATTGATTACGAGTACAGGGGACATAAATGACTGACTTTGCATATCTATGGTGGGAAATAAACAGAATTAATGTAACAAAAGAAGAGAAAGAACTAGCAATCAAGAAGTACATTGCTAGAAGTCTTACAACCGAAGAACAAACTAAAGCATTGCATGAGTACATGCAGGAGAAAAATGATGAAAAGTAAATATGTATTGAGACGTATTATAAAATGGCTAGAATTAAATGTGAACGACAAATGCAACATGACGCACAAAAATTTAATAGAGGATAATGAAGATTTATTACTCGCCATACATGAATGGAAAAAAGAACAAGACACAAAAGAGGTAAAAAATGACAATAACCGAAGATAGATATGTTACCGAAGACGGAGTTAATAAAAAGCAACGAATTGTTTTTTTAACGAAGATCAACACGGCTTATATGTTGAATAATGATGTTCTTATGGTAACCGCCTTGAACCCTGATTCGTGGGACGTGGCTCTTGATGAAAATGGTGATGAGAATTGGTACGAGATAGATGAACGAGAACCTATGGCTATGGATACTATTATGGTGGTGCAAAAAGCATTAGGCATAGAATTTATTTTTAAAAATAAAGAACCAGTTTTTATTGACGGTTATAGAATTGTCAACAAAAAAGCAAGTGTAAGTAAAATATATTAAATAACCAATATGGAGTATGATATGAAAAAAGCAAAAAAAGTAAATAAAAAAGTAGTAGATATAGATAGACGTGATGATTTAAAAAAGCTTACTGAGCTTTCGCAAGATGCTCATAACAAATTAAAAGAGCTAATGAGTATGGTGGCCAGTCAGGAGCATGATCCACAAGTAGAAAAATTTGTCAGTAGACATCTTAATGACGTAAGGCACACTATTGCAAGGTCTATTAATTTAATATCGGCAGTAAGGAGATGTAAATGAATAGTTATTTCTTTGAAGAAGAAAAAGTAATTGTTACTACTTATACTGTAGATGCTAACAATGAAGAAGAAGCTTGGGATAAGGCTAATATAGGAATTACGAGAGGTGAACAAGTAAAAGAATATGAAACCACGAATTTAATAACTAAATTAGATGATTAAGAAGATTTTGCAAAAAAACGGCTTTCTCAGGGGCTTATATTCGCGTTTATTTAGATAGCCCCTACCCAAAGTACCTCGAAAAAAAGGGTTATTTATGGTAGATAACCCTTTCTTGACTTTGAATCATTTTATTAAGTTGTTCTTCTGAAACATTATAAACAACCGCTTGAGTAATAAGTTGTTTAATAAAACCTTTTTCATCTACAAAATATTCGTTGCCTGTAAAACGAAAAGTTTGATATAAATTGTGCAATCTAGTTTCATTAAAAATATCTGTTTCTAAACGAATACCGATTAATCTTACCCCCTCTGTTGATAAAACCAGTTGCTTAACTCTATGTACCCAATCGTTACTTTTACCTATTTTTATATGCCCCTGAGAATTTTCTAAAAAATAAATCATACTAGGTAATCGTTTTATTTCAAAAACATCATCATAAGTTAAACCTTGAGCTACCAATTTTTCACATTCTTGCACCCTGATCCGTGCATCTTGAATTGACATAGCAGGATAATAGCCGATGACTTTTGATTTATGAACACCTTTTAAAGAATAATCAAAACCAAAACTATGTGATCCTTTTTTACTTGCATTACATAACAGGTTTTTTTGTATGGTATCACGAACATAGATACCTCTTCGTCCTTTAAAATCAGGTTTCCAAGTTTTTAAAAACTCGTCTGTTAATTCAATATGGTTACTTTTGTCTGTAATTCTACCCATAAATGTAAAAATAACTTAAATATCAACATGGTACAAGGGGTTTACAAATATATGATTATCAGGTAATAATAAGAAGTTACTAACATAACAACCCCCTTTGGAATGGGAAGATGTCTTCATTTAATTTTAGAATGATTGAAAGTACAAGGCTACCTTTCCATTCCCTTTTTAAAACAAAAAAGATATAAACGTTTCATTTAAAATCTCTTCAGAAGTTTGATATATTTTAAACCGCATGTTTTTTATTTGTCTTCGTATATGTTTTTTTTCTTCTACATCTAAATTTTCTTTAAGTCTTTGATATACCCTGTCATATCGAAACCAAAGTATTTGTTTTTTATTAAAGGTAACTATGCCTTTCTTTAAACTTTTACGGTAATTAGCTTGAATGACTTCAGGATCTAATCCTGCCCAACAACATATATCAAAAAAATTAGAAGTGTTGTTTAAAATCCAATTATGAGCTTTAAGTTTTGCTATGGAGTGTTTGCGGTCAGAATGTGTAATACGAGCATCTTCTAAAGCGGTTATGACTACACTACGCCATAAACGTTCTTCTGGCTTTAACTCAGGAAAAGCTAAAGCATCTGGAGAAAGTTGATAAGTTTGTGTTACGGTAAAATCACTCAATTATTTCAATGTCCATATGTTTTAATTAAATGAGATAATATGGTCTCATAAAGTTTAATTACATATGTATCATATTTTTGTTTTTTATAAAAGATATAATCTTGATAAATTGATTCGACAAAAGCATGTAAATCATCAGGGCTTAGATCTGACGGATTTGCTAGACCTGTTGCAAATACATCAGTTTCTAATAATTCGTCCCAATTTGTAGTTTTTTTACTTGCCATATGGTTATTTTCTCATATGGCATAAAAATGTCTAGTTCTTGACCGTATATGGTGTGGTATGGTATGGCTAAATAACTTTTATTTTTTCTTTCCCGTTGTCTACAATACAAATTTCTTTAGTTTCCATCCAAACTTTTGCACCACAAGACAATGGTTTATCAGGAGAGTAAACAACTTTTGAGGCCCCCTGTACTTCAACGGTGTGTCCATAAACATTTTGTTTTGAAGTTTTAACAGTTATGACAGGCTCTCTTTCACCTGTTTTAGCATTTTTCTTTATGATATGTTGATTAACATGTATTCTTTTTATCATTTGTTTTTATCGTAATACTCTCTTCGTTTAAGTTCTTTCATGATATTAGCCTTTTGCACGGCTCTTAGCCACCTTTTAATTAAAATGTTAAAGGTTTCATTTTTCTTTAGTTTGACTTTAGGCACTATTGTTTAATATCCACAGTGCAAATGGTGTCGTTGTGTTGACCACCGTGAGCCACGAGTAAAATACGATTCAACTTGAAACCATACTTTTTACCAATACCCCCACTATTCCAACCAAAAGACATAACCCTGCCATTTTTTTTAACAATTCTACCTATCTCTTTTTTACAATTAGACCAGTAAGAAGCGTTCATTGGGTTGTCTAAAGAAAGACCATTACCTTCGTACATTTCTTTCAACTGTCTTTGTGAGTAAGGTGGATCAAAAGCAAGAGACTCCACTGATTCAGACGGTATGGTTTTTAAATACTCAATTGCGTCTTGTTTATAAGGGTAAGGGAAAGGGTCCACAAAAGTGTACCCTAACTCGGCCTCTATTAGTTTTGCAATAGGTGGTATTTCAAAAGTTTTGTGAGAAGGCATTGCCCAAGCTCGCTCAATTAACATCTTTACTTTCCGCTAAAAGTTTTTTTATAAAGGTTTCTGGTTTAATCTTACTTCCTTTAGCTTGTTTCTCAACATAACCTTTTAACAACATGCTGACGAAGGCCGCAGGTTTACGAAACTCTTTATTACATAAACTTCTTAAAACAGCATAATCTTCCACTGTTATTGCTACACTTTTCCATTTAGTTACATCCATTGTTGTACTCCTTTTGTAATTCATTTAAAAGTTTTTGTCGCTCTTCTTCAATCCATTCTAAATTTTCGTCATTGTTGTTTTGTAACTGTTGATCATCTCTATCTTCAATATATGTTTCTCTAATTTCTTCGTCTTTTTTACTCATAGTTGTTTTTCTCTAGCTCCATAGTCATTTTATTAAGTTCATTAATTATTGTTTGAACATCTGTTCCTTTCTCTTTGTCTACCTCTAACCTGACAAAATCATGTTGTGTTAAATTTAATTTTTGATGTTTATCCATGTAACATAAACACCACTCTGCTAACATCTGGAGATATTGTGCATATTCACCTAAAAGTTTAGTAGAGTTTTCTGCATTATCTGTTAAAACAGATCCATTTTTATTAAAAGGTTGTTTCATCCGCAGGTCCCATTTCTTCAAATTTTTCCATAGCGTATTTTGCCGCTTCTTCTTCAGAAAGACCTTGTTCTAAACCGTCTTCATACAAGTCTTCCAAAATTGCTTGGTTTATATTGTTACTCATAAAGCTTATTTTATTACAGCTAGATAAGATATGTCAAGAGAAAATTAGCTAGCCTCACCAAAATCTTTACCTAAAGCAATATCAACCACACTAGGAACTTTTAACTCTATACAATTTTCCATAATATTTTTGATAGCCTTAACCTCTTTATCATTTTTAATACTAAAACAGAGCTCATCATGTATTTGAAGCATGGGCGTAAACCCTCTTTTGTGGCAATTGACGACTGCCTGTTTAGTCTGATCTGCAGCACTGCCTTGAATAAGACGATTTAAAGCTTTGTAGGTAAAAGCTCTTTTTATGTTTTGAGCCCCATATTTAGCTGAAGCATTATCAAAACGTTCTGCTGTGTGAATACCAAAGTCTTTTGGCTCCCACATATCAAAACGGCATTTTCTACCTAATTTAGTGCGAATTACGCCCTCTGAGGACGCTTTCTGCATACATCTATCTGATAAGGCTTTGACAAATGGTGCTTTACTATTGTATTTGTTAATTAAATCATGAGCTTCATCAGGATTTACCCCTAGCATAGTGCCTAATTTGTTTTTACCCATACCATACATTAACCCTAAACCAATAGTTTTAGCTTGTTTACGCTCAATACCAATCAAATCCGCCACTGTTTGATGAAAGTCTGCATCAGCATTAGCATAAGCTTCTACTAATTCCTGAGAACCTGCATAACCCTCACCAATAGAAGATGCGTAATGTACCACTAGACGTGGTTCTTGTTGTGAATAATCAAAACTGCCCCATTGACAACCATTTTCAGGTAAAAACAAACTTCGTACCATTGGGCCAAACTCTTTAGATCTTGCAGGTAACTGCTGTAAGTTAGGGTTAGACATAGACAATCGACCACTTACTGTCCCACCAAAATCATTTTTTATTTGTCTAATCTCAGCATGTATTCTACCATTGTGTTCGTATTTCATAATAGAGTTTAAAAAAGTATTATGAAATTTATTTATTTCTCTTGCTTGCACAATAAGTTTACTAATTTCATTAGGGTTATTATTTAACCAACTTTGTGTAAAACTTGGTTCATCTGTTTTAGCTGTTCTTGGGTAATCAATACCTAATTTATCAAAAGCAAAACCTATTTGCCGTGCCGCCCAAATATCAATATCTTGACCTACAAGTTTTTTTATTTTTTGTAACGTGTCTTTTTCTTGTTTTTTAAAACTACCTTGTAAATTTGAACATTTCTCAGTGTCTACCCTTATACCTTGTTTTCTCATTTCAATAAGAATAGGTAAAAGACTTTTTTCCAAATCCCAAATAGTCCCTAAACTTTGTGTGTAAATTTCACTTTTAAATCTCTGCCATAACATTAGCGTGAGCCGTGCATCTTGTTCCGCGTAAAAACCAACATGCTCCGCAGGTAACTTCCACATTTCACCTTTCGGATCTACACCGTGTTGTTTTGCGGCTTCTACCAAATCAGTTTCTGCTTTAAGTTCACCTAGATAATCTTTAGATAAAGAATTTAAAGTATAACTAAAACGATTTTCATCAATTAGACCCCCCGCCACCATGGTATCTACAATCTCCCCCTGTACTTTAATACCCATAGCTCTTAACCAACCCACATCATATTGAGCGTTGTGAAATATTTTTACTGCAGGTAACCCACAAACATCTTTCATGTATCTAATCACTTGTTCTTTAATTAAATTACCACCACCAAAATGTGCAAATGGAAAGTAACCCTGCCACCCTTCAACGGCAACGGCAAAACCAATAACTTCACCATTATTAGTAGCCCAACCTGCACCGAGTCCTGCGTTAATACCTTCGTCTCTAGTCTCTAAATCTATTGCTATTTCGTCATACTGCGAAAGATCCTTATATTCGCTTGGGGCTGACCAAATGTGCTTTTTAAAATTAAAAGTTAATTGTAAATTAGACATTTTTACTCTCCTGTAAAAAAATTAAATAGTCTTCCCCAATAGGGTAATTAAACTTATGATCTGTTGATAAAATATGTAAACTATCTTTTGCTCTAGTAACCCCTGTGTAAATAACTCTTTTTTCGTCAGATTGTTGTGCGTTGTTTTTATTAATAAAAGCTGAAGGCCAGTTAGCTTTTGAATAAAGTAAAACATTATTTGCCTCTCCGCCTTTTACTGAATGTATTGTATCTATTATTATATCAGGTTCTTCATCTAAAGTTTTCTGTCCATAACGTTCTAGTAGTCTCACAAAATAAGCTATTTGATTAGGTGTAAAATTTCTTTTTAAAATATCAAACCAAGGTAAAATTTGATGCTCTACGTCTAAGTCTAACCCAAAGTAATCTACCAGATCTACAAAACTTAATTCTTCGTGGTCAGAAGTGTTCATCCAAAATTTAGGTGTTCGATACTTAGGAGCTTTTAATTCTCTAATATAACGATACATGTTCTCAGCTTCTTTTTTAAATATTTTTTTATCTTTACTTAAAGTGGTCCATGCTTTAATTGCTCGCCACTGTTTTATATCAAAAGATTTATTACCTCTGTTATCCGCATAATATAAACCTGAGTCTTTAGCACACATTCTTAACTCATTGACAGTTTCATTGACTCGCCCAAGTATATACCATGTACCCGACAACTCACCAATAGGCACTTCATTGAAGTTTAAGTACCTTTTAACAGAACCCTCTTTGGCTAAATAATCGTAGTCTTTCTCAACACTATCGACTATACCGCGTCTAATAATTTCAGAAAAATGATGAATGTCCTTACCAAATCTTCTAGTTTGTCTTAAAATAACTTTGCGGCCTGGAAAATAATCAGTAAAATATTTAGGGTCTGCCCCATTCCAACGATAGATACCCTGATCATCATCTCCTGCTAAATAAATTCTTTTTACATTGTCTGCCATTTTATACAACACAGACCACTGTAATGGAGTAAAATCTTGTGCTTCGTCAAGAATTAAAACTTCTAGTGGTGGAAAGTTTACTTCATCAATGGCTCTTTGAATCATGTCTGTAAAATCTATAAAAGATTCTTTTTTGTAATGTTCGTAAGTTGATATTTTTCTACAAAATACATCTAAATTATCTTTTTTGTAAGATTCTTTTTTGTATACGAGCCGTGGGTCTTGTAACATGTTTCTTGCTTTATCATAAATACCTAACGACCAATCTTTGTAAGTGAAGTTGTCGTCTGCTAATCTTGAGTCAGACGTTTTAATTATTTTAGCTTCCATGGCATAATCTAACATACAATTTTTAGGATCAAACACTTCTTCTTCAAAGTATTGACGACAATATTTATGTAAAGTTTTAAACCTTGCAAAATCTTCTATACTAAAATTAGGAAAAGTATTCAATGCTCTATCCCTTGCCGTGTTTACAGCTTTGTTAGTAAAAGAAATAAAAGCAATATCTTTTGGATGAATACCTTTATTTAAATAACCTTTTAACACTCTCTCAATAAGAGTGTATGTCTTACCAGTTCCAGGAGGACCAAATATTTTAATGGTCTTCTGGTGCAACAGCTTTTGTTTTTGAATCCCTGAATTTTCTGTGATAGTCATCATCCATCTCACTAGGTTTATTAACTACTTTTTTCTTCATTGCTTTATGAGTTACGAAAGTAGGCATTTCTACACACCAAACATTTTTTTCTCCCTCATGATAATCTTTTCTAGAACAACCTAACAAACGAATAGCTTCAGTTGTACTGGCAAAAATTCTCGTACCACTTTTTTTTAAAAATCTATCTAAAGTGATTTTTTTAAAATAACAAAGATTAGTTTTAGAATCTAAAATAACATAACCGTCTTTAAGTTTATCAAATTTATCCTGCTCCATATGTGACTCAAAAAAATCTTTTAATGCTTGGTATCTCTCTTCCTCCAATGTATCTTCATATGTATGCTCTTTATCTTCTTCTGCTTTTTCAACAATACCTTTCATTAACAATTCAAAAGGGTCGGGCCCTTTTCTTGATTTTGGTAATGTCATCCAAAATATTCTATGTCGTAACAACTTGACTCTAAAGGATTTTTCGTCTTTCATATCCTCTGGTAATACTATAACATGTTGTTCCTTAAAGTCGAATGTATAAGAAGTATTTTTAGGATCTTGTATATAAGTTATATTTTTAAAACTATCAATAATTTCTGGAATAGCTTCTCCAATACCTAGCCTTCTAGTTTTACATAAATCTTTATTACAAATAGGTTGAAACTCTGGATGTTTAGGTGGGCACTGAAACTCATAACCAGATTTATGCACAGACTTTGCTATAGAAGTTACTTCATTTCTATCTAAAGGAGTTGTAAAAATAGAAGAGTTTCTATCTTGAGCTGTCTCTTCTATTTGTTGTATTGTTAATGAGTTGTTTTTTTTCATCTCTAAAACAAGCACATTAAATAAATAATTATTTCTATTGTTGCCTGCCCAACCCTCCTGTATTAATTTTTGCACACAAGGTGGGTAATGACTCCATTCAGATTCAACATCATACTCTTGAACTTTGTAATCATAAAACTCTTGAGGTTTTATTTTTTTTTGTTCGGCGAGTTTTAAAAAACGACCAACTAAAAGAGCATTATTATTATCATCATAAGCGTGTTCCATAGTGGCTTCTTGATCGTTATAAGGCATATTGAGCATTTTATTACATGGAAAAACTTCCTGAGCTTGAAAATACTGTTCATTAATTTGAGAAAGTTTTTTAGATACCTTAGTAGCATCCGCCCATTCACTGAAAAAAATAAAAATATGTAAACCACCCGATTTAGATTTTACTGCTATTAAAGGAAGCTTATATTTTTTTATTATATCTATGTATTTTTTAGAAGAAAAACTAGTATAGCTATGTGGATCAACATCAATACAACCCCAAACACATCTACCATCTAATTCTGGTTTAATACCTATACGGATTTCACCGTCTAAATGTTCTTTCCAAAGTTCCGCGGTCAGTGGTTCGTGAATAGTTTGATATTCAGTGCCTTTCTTACCCCTCTCGTCGTCCTTGCCAGTAAGCAAGGACTTGAGGTAGCGGGTGTTGTCCCCCGCAAAAAGTTTCAATAACTTCTGGTGCATAATTAAAAAGGAACGTCACCGTTTTTCTTTTCAAGTACGTTTACATCAGATTCGAAAGCAACCTTGCCGAATAAATCTAACTTCATAGCAGATTCGTAAAACTCTTTAGTTATTTCAAGAGTTGAAGTATCGGTTGGTTGATCTAAAAGACGGTCAAATTCTACAGACCATCCAGTCCATGAACCCTTATTATTAGATTCTTGAACAGTTGATAATCTGTAAGCACTTGCCCATGAAGGTGGTGTGAAAAAACCATTTTTACCTTTCATCTTTCTAGTAGAAATCATAGAGTTCCAAAGTTTTGATTTTTTCTTTTGAGTAGACTTCATAGTAAGAAGTGCCATTTCAACAGGGTTATACTCTTCGTCTAATATGTAAACAAAATGATTTCCTGTATCTTCTACATAATTACCATTATCAAGTCTATCTCTACCATCATCCGCTCTGTTTGTTTGAGCCATAATACTTGAATCTGTATGTATGTTAATAGGTCTTCCTGGAGAATCCCCACGATCAGCCCACTCATTAAAAGTGTTTACATACAAACATGGCACAACAATACAACCATCTTTTCCTCTGTACAAAGAACCTGTGACTTCATTGTAGATGTCACCTAATTTAGCGTTCTCATTATACTTTGGGTCAGACGGGTTTAAGACAGGGGAAGTATTGCCTATTAATTTTAAAATAGGTAACTTCGTATCTCTTGCGGTAATATGCTCTGTGCCTTGGCCCGAAAATTCTTCTAGGTTAGAGACAACTGGCAGTTTTGCGTCTTGCTTCTTTATTGCTTTAGTCATATTTACTCCTACTTGGTTAGTTTAGTTTTGTTTGCGATATATACCCCAAAAAGTTCCATGTCGATCTTTTGACCATTTTGAATACGCTCTTTAACGTAAGCTTTTAAAGTCATTGGTTCAACTTTCATTTTTTGGTCGACAGCGTACCCTCTAGTTTTTAAATCTTCGACAAGATTACTTGCTTCTTGATCTTCAGATTTACCAAAATTTAAGGATACAATGTTTTTTATTAAATCCCCTGCACCATTATCACGAAGCCATTCAAAAGCTTCTTCTTGTTTAGATGCTGGGATTTTTGCAGCGTAGAAAGGTCGAATATCAACAGTAACACCATTTTCTAGTTTTAACATTGATAGCCCTGCCGCTTGCATTGCACTAGGTATTGTCATCTCAGAAAGTTCACGTTCAGTCTCTTTTAACTTCTTCAGTTTGTCTTCAACTTTTTGTACTTCATTCTGAGTTTCTAATAACTTATTGCAAGATTCAGCGATGTCTTTCGTTGCTGCGGTATCAACCGTTACGGTTGATTCTGCTTCTAAGTCCATTGAACTCTCCTATCTAAATAATTATAGAATACCCAATTTAATATTATTACCTTGCAATGTCAATAAAAATTATCTATTATTCTATATCGTCATGGGATATAAATATAAGACAAAACCGTATGCACATCAAGAAAAAGCTTTAGTAAAAGGAGCAGAAGCCTATTCGTACGCCTATTTTATGGAAATGGGTACAGGAAAAACTAAAGTTTGTATTGATAATTTTTCAAAACTTTGGTTAGATAATAAAATAAAAATAGCGGTTATCATAGCTCCTAACTCTGTTTATCAAAATTGGAAAAGAGAAATAGACATACATTGTCCTATTGATACATCAGTGTTTACTTATAAAGTAGATAAGCTAAAAGATTTTATTTTTAGTAAAGATAAATTAAATATTTTTTTAATGAATGTTGAAGCCTTTAGTCATAAATCAGGTGTAGAAACTTTAAAACCTCTAATAGAAAAATACAAAGAAGAGTGCCTGATGGTAATTGATGAATCAACTACTATAAAAAATAGAACCGCAAAAAGAACTAAAAGTTTAGTTGCTTTGGGTAGACCTGTTAGATACAAAAGAATATTAACAGGATCACCAATTACAAAAAGTCCCTTAGATTTATACAGTCAAGCTGATTTTTTAAGCCCTAATTTGTTAGGCACCGATAATTTTTATGTGTATAGGGCAACTTACTGTGTTATGCACAGTATTAACACGGGCACAAAATCATTCATGATACCGCAGTATTATAAAAATTTAGACGCTTTAGAAAAAATAATTAAATCTTTTTCTTTTAGGGTTAGGAAAGAGGACTGTCTTGATCTACCTGATAAACTATATCAAAAAAGAATAGTTACTTTAGGTAAAGAGCAAGCTGATATATACCACGAGTTAAAAGAACAAGCTCGGACTATTATTGAGGACAAAGAAATAAGCTATAACAATAAATTAACCGAGATAATAAAACTATTACAAGTAACTGCAGGGTTTGTTAATTCAGATGATGGAGAAATAAAAGATCTAAAAAATGCTAAATTAGAAGAGCTTTTAAATATATTAGAAGAAACTGAAGGTAAAGTTATTATTTGGGCTAATTGGGTACATACTTTAGAAACTATTATCAAAACTTTAAAAAATAAATTTGGTGAAGAAAGCACGGTTGCAAATTACGGAGCTATTTCAGGTAAAAATAGAGAAGAGGCTGTAGAACTTTTTCAAAAAAATAAAAACACTAGGTTTTTTGTTAGCAACCCGCAAACAGGTGGTTACGGTTTAACTCTAACTGCAGCAAGCACAGTTATTTATTTTAGTAATAATTACGATTTAGAACAAAGACAACAATCTGAAGATAGAGCACATCGTATCGGTCAAAAAAATAATGTTTTATATATAGATATTATTGCAAAAAATACTATTGATGAATCTGTTATTAGAGCTTTAAACAAAAAAATAAAATTAAGTGCAGAAACTTTAGGTGAAGATGTTTTATCATTTTTGTAGGTTTTTAGGGGGTTACCAATGGGTTAGGTACCTTTTAAAAACGCCTATATGGGCCTCTCAGGAGCTCGTTTTTTTGGCAAAATAGCTAAAAACTAACATTTTTGTGGTATTTATCAACTCTTTCCAACCATCGTTCTTCGTACTCATTTAACATAGATTTGTCCATAATAAACTTTTGAAACAATAAATTTTTAGTGCAAACAAAAATAGCACCCTGTTCAATCTCACCATATTGATACTTGTGAGCTAAAGAGTAAGCTGCAATTTGATAATAATAATCTTCAATCCATTCTTCTCTTTTAGGTTTGTTAGCTTGTTTAAAATCACCGATAGTAGGCACGTCATTATACACACATACTAAATCTGTAGACCCTGCCCAACGGTCTTTGTAAACTAAATTTATTTCAGTGCCATAAACTTCACTTAAATTTTGTAAATTACTTATAATTGTATGAGCCATCATCCTAGGAAGAGAGCCGTCCTCTCCTAAATTTAAATACCCTACACCATTCATGTATTGTTCTAACACATAGTGCATTTCTGTGCCACGAGTGGCAGCCTGAGTCGTGATCCGTGTAGCTTCTTCGTGGCCTATTCGATTACGCCAACTATCTAAAGCTTTCTTTTTTTCAAGAGATTGTGTAGCTGACAATATAGTAGTAACACTGGGTACTTTTTTATCTTGAACATTATAAGTTCTAGGCCCGTCATTATCATTACGAGTATAATTTTTATATTGGTAAGGATGTGTTTTTTTAAATCCAGATACGGTAAAGCTAGTATCATTCCTTGTCAGTTTCATTTTTTACCTGTTTATTATAATTAATTACTTCTCTTAATATGCCTAAATCAACTCCATAATGCAAAGCTGATTGTTTAATAGCTTTGGTATCTTTTGGCAAACAATGTCCACCAAAACCACGGTCTTTAGTTACCTGACTATGACTAGTGCCTATCCTACGGTCTAGCACAATACCTTTTCTTACATTTTCAAAATTAACACTCGATGCCTTACATAAGTCATATACTTGATTAAAAAAAGACACTTTAGTAGCAAGGTAAGCATTTCTAAAATATTTTATTAATATTAGTTCTTTCGGATCAGCTTCAATAA